TCAGGACTTCTCCGCGCGGTATCGCGCGTAAGCCTCGGCGACCGCGTCGACGAACACGTCTCGCTCGGGCCTGTCGTAGTGGATCTCCCCGACGCCCTTTCCGGCGTGGCCCATCATCTTCTCGCACATGTCCTCAGGGACCCTCAGCTCCCAGCGCATGAACGTCCGCCATGAGTTGCGCAGGTTCTGCAGCGGCACGTATTCAAGTCCCGCCGCGCCAAGGGCGCGCTTCCAAGCCCTCCTCGCGGCGGCCTGCCCCATCGGCGAGCCGTCACCTAGGTCGCACAGCCACGGGGTGCCGACGGCGAGCACATCCGCGCTCCAGGGCTCGGGCACCACCACCCAGCGCTCGCTCCGCCGCGTCTTCAGCGTCCCGGACACCTCGCCGCTCATGTCGACCTGACGCTCGATGCGCACGGCGGCGAGCACCTGCCCGTGCGACTCCACGCGAACAACGTCCTCCGCCTTCGCTCCCAGCGCCTCCCCAAGCCTGCACGACGCCGTGCCGCACAGCACCGCCGGCAAGTAGGCGGGCGTGCCTTTCACGGCGGCGAGGACGGACGTGAGGGCCTCTAGCGTGTACACGTCCCTCGTCCTCTCGCGCGCCGGGGCCTTCGGCATGCGGTAGCGCGCCGAGCACGGGTTCGACTGCGCGACCTCGTACCGGACGCACATGTCGAGCAGCTGCGACAGCAGCAGCAGCGACTTCTGCGCGCTCGACGGCGCGAGCGTGAGTAGCCATTCCTGCACCTGTATCGGTCTCACGTCGGTCACCTGCACGTCTGCCCAGCGAGGCAGTATGCGCGAGCGCCACATCGACCTGTACAGGCGCTCCGTGTTCGCCGACACCTCGCCCTTGCTGAGCTTGTCCTCGAAGTCCGGGAGCCACCACATCTCGTAGGCCTGCCGCACGGTCGGGGCGGGTGCGTCGCTTGAATGCTCCACCCGGCGCCGAGCGAGCACGTCGTCGGCGTCCTTGCGGGTGCCGCGCACCGTCTCGGAGACGCGGCGGTACCCGCGTCCGTCGTGGAGGTCGGCCCAGTAGCGGATGCGCCGCTTGCCGCGCCCCGCGTCCTCGTTGCTGCCCCAGGATGCGCGCTGCCTCCTCGCCATGGCTTCCCCTTTCGTCGCTAAAGCGACGGCCCCGGTTTCCCGGGGCCGCTTCGGCTACTTCGTCAGCTTCGCAGACTGGTACGTTTCCAGCGCCTCGACCGCCGTATCCCTGCCAGAGGCGTACTGGAGCGTGTAGTACTCCGTGTCGTCGTAGATGATCGCTAACTCGCCGCTCCCCAGCGTGTGTATGTCCGCCGTGAAGTAGAAGCAATCGGAGCCGTTGAAGTCGCCTTGGTTGAGCGGCCCGTAAGAGTCGTCGTCCTCGGTCGCCATCTGGTCTATCGTCCCGAGATAGACCGCGTTCGCGATGTCCTCGATGTTGAGGCCGTCGATTTCCGTTGGGCCGGTAGCCATGACGATCGCGCCCTTCGTCGACGCGGTCAGCCTGCCGTCGGACGCGTTCACGCTCCAGGACTCCGGCACCTCCAGCGCGAGGTTCCCGAGAGTCGCCGTCTTCGTCGCCTTCTCCTTGGCCTTCGGCGCATCCTCGGAGGTTTCCGGCTGCTCCTGCCCGTCCTGCTTGCCTGAGCAGGCGGCGAGCGTTGCGGTCGATGCCATGAGGGCGATGAACGCCCTGCGGGTGAGGTTATCGGTCATGATGATGTCCTTTCTATCTATGCCGTCGCCGCAGCAGCCACAGCACGTTCGGGAAACTCCATGGACAGAAACGCCGCGTCCCGCGCTTGGCGCATGAGGGAGTCCTTGCGGTCATCGGTGCACTGGTCGTAGCAGCCGACCAGCTCGGCGTGCTCCGGGTCTATGTGCTGTGTAACTTCCTGCGGGTGATCTATGTACCAGCCCATAAGGTCGTTCGGGGTGGAGCCTAGGGCGACGGCGCAGTTCCATATCTGCTCCGCGCTCGGGAAATTCTCCCCGCGCTCCCAGGCTCCGATTGCTCGTGAGCTGACGCCGACCTTCTTCGCAAGGTCCTCTTGCGAGACGTGAGACTTTTTTCTGATGTTCCTTAGCTGAAGCTTCATTCTTCCTCCAGGCAACAAATGTTTCTTTCCGAAAATTTTAAAGCAAACAAAAAGAGTTAGAAAGATTTTTCCGTTTTTACTATTGCAAACAAGAAGAATACTTCTATACTCAGACGCGTCAACAGGAAGAAAGTCTCCGGTAATGAGAGGAGGGGATATCCGATGGCATTCAACTTAGACACGTTGCGCGCAAACATCCGCGCGGAGCGAGCGCGATGCAACATCTCGCAAGAGGAGCTCGCGCACCGATGCGGAGTCTCCACGGCCGCAATTCTGAGCTATGAGAACGGAATCTATGTTCCGGGAACCGACAAGCTCGCGGCAATAGCCGAGGCGCTGGGCGTTACGCCAAACGACCTTCTCGGATGGCCTGATTAAGGAGGTGTTTCAAGTGAACAGCATGCAGGTTTTTAAGAACGATCAGTTCGGAACCATTCGCGCCATGCGTGGCGAGGACGGCGAGCCGATGTTCATTGCGGGTGACGTTGCCAAGATTCTCGGCTACGGAGACGCGACCCACATGACGCGCCGCCTGGAGGACGACGAGAAGGGCCTCCGCTCAGTGGAGACCCCTGGCGGAACCCAGATGGCCAACGTCATCACTGAGCCTGGCCTGTACTCCGCGATTCTCGGTTCCCGCGTCCCGGAGGCGAAGGCCTTCAAGCGCTGGGTCACTCATGAGGTGCTCCCGGCCCTGCGGCGCGATGGCGGCTACATGGTCGCCCGCGATGAGACGCCCGAGCAGACGATGGCACGCGCGGTGCTCCTCGCGCAGCAGACCATCGACCGCCAGAAGAACCGTATCTCCGAGCTGGAGCCGAAGGCGCTCTTCGCAGACGCGGTCGCCGCGAGCGACGGCACCTGCCTCGTCGGCGAGCTCGCCAAGATGCTGCGCCAGAACGGGGTCGATGTCGGGCAGAACCGGCTATTCGCCATGCTTCGCGAGGACGGCTACCTGGGCAACGTCGGGCAGAACCGCAACGTCCCGACGCAGAAGGCGATGGACCTCGGGCTCTTCCGCATCAAGGAGACGGCCGTGACGCACTCAGACGGCCACGTGACCATCAACCGCACCCCGAAGGTGACGGGCAAGGGCCAGATCTACTTCGTTAAGCGCTACGGCGCTTAGCACAACCCATAGCACAACCTATCCCAGCAAGCGACGCGGGGCCATGCCCCGTGGCGGGGAGTCGTTGCGCGAAATGCACCAACTGTACTTTGAGAACTGGATGGCGCCGCGTCCTCGCCGAAAAGGACGCCTATCCGAGAGTTCCCTGCGGGGGAGCGCGGGTGTGCCCCTGACCTGCCTAGCAGGCCGAACCCTTCTCCTTTACCGGCACCCCCCATGCTTGTGTGTATCGCTTCTGTATTACGGCTAGGGACGAAACGGGAGCCGGGCGGGCCATGACCCCGCCACCCGTGCCCGCGCCTCCCGCAGGGGGCTCTCGGTAAACGTGAGCGTGCCACGTCGGCGGTTGGAGACAACTAACAACCAGCTGAAAGGCGGGCGCCTTGTCGACTTTCCGGCCAACCGCCGGCGCGGTGCGCTCATGGAACTGCCCCGGTGCGCCGGGGTGCAATACAAAAGCGCGGCCCCGCGTGGACGAGACGCGAGACCGCAAGACCTGATGGGAGGTCGATTCACATGGTACCAAACGAACTCAATGTCTCGCCGGAGGTCATGGACGCTCTTGCCGTGGCCGCGACGGCGGTGCTCATGCTCATGTCGGCCCGCTTCTTCCTTTGGCTCCGCGAGCTGGAGGACTACGCGAGGGGCGAGAAGCTGTGAGCGGCGGGCGCGCCCTCGAGTGGGCGAAGGCGGCTGGGCTGAGGCCTCAGATGTCTTACACGGTGCCCCAGACCGCGAGGTACACGGGGCTTAGCCGCTACCAGCTTGAAAAGGAAATCGAGGCGGGGAGGCTTCTGACCATCATGCCCGCAGGCTGCGAGCGCGGCAGGCGGGTCACGGTCGAGGCTGTGGACGAGTGGCTGAAGGAGAACGAGAAGTGAGCAGGCAAGTTGAGAAAGGCACGAAGTTCGAGACGGCCATCTGCGGCTATCTCTCGCGCGTGCTCGGCGCGACCATCGAGCGGCGCGCGAAGCACGGAACGAACGACATGGGCGACATCTCCGGCGTTTTCATCGGCGACAAGCCCGTGGTAATCGAGGTCAAGGACCGCGCGAAGCTCGCGTTCCCGCAATGGCTCGACGAGGCCGAGGTGGAACGCGAGAACGCGGACGCCGAGTACGGCGTGGTCGTTGCCCACAGGAAGGGCAAGGGCGCGTCGAGCATGGGCGAGCAGTACGTGGTCATGACGTTGGAGACGTTCGCCGCGATCATCGCGGGCGGGTACGGGAATCTGGAGGAATAGGTGGAAGAGAAGGTTGTCCAGGCCGAGGTAATCGACACCCCGGCCCAGATGAGCGGCGCGCAGGCGTGGCTCAGCGACAAGGCCGGGCGCGTGACCGAGCTCGCCGAGACATACACGCCGTTCGACATCAAGAGCGAGCGAGAGTACCAGGACGCCAAGCGCCAGCGCGCTGGGCTGCGCTCCGAGATTTCGAGCATCGACGCTGAGCGCAAGGACATGACACGCTCTATCGAGAAGGCCGTCAAGGATTTCAAGGCGGGCGCGAAAGACCTGCTCGCCCCTCTCACGGAAGCCGACGAGGGCTACAAGGCCCGCATGGCGGAGTGGGACAAGCTGCGCGTGTCGCAGAGGCGCGAGCACCTGGAGCAGTCGTACCTGGAGTTCGCCCCGCAGCTCGCGCCGCTTGTGCCGTTCGACCGCCTCTGCGAGCGTTTCGCCGCCGAGGGGAAGTGGTTCACGCGCTCAAAGAGCGAGGCTGAGGACGAGCGCTCGATGCGACATGCGGTGAGCGCCATCGCCGACGACGAGAAGCAGATAGACATGTGGCAGCTCGACGCGGGCGACAAGGAGGCCATGAAGGCCGAGTACTTCAACACGCTCGACCTCCACGCCGCAGCCGTCAAGGCGCAGGCCCTGCGTGAACAGCGAGCCAACGTCCGCGCGCTGGAGGAGCAGCGCGCAGCCGAGGCCATGCAGGCCGCCCAGGCCGCTTCGGAACGCGAGGAGGAGCCTGCAAGCGACGGCATGACGCCCATCATGCGCAAGGGCGTCGAGACGATGAACCGCTGCATGGCGGCAAACGCCGAGCGCGAAGGCCGCGAGGCTGCTGCTCCCGAGAAGTACGAGTACCTGATAAAGGTGCGCCTCGACGCCGTCGAGTACGCGACGCTCATCGGCTTTTTGAAGCAGCAGGGCATCAAGGGGACCATCAGCAAGAGGAAGGCGCAGGAAAATGGAGCAGACTAACGCGCTCGCCGTGGCGCAGCAGATGTCGTTAAGTGACCAGCTCGCGTACGCCAACACGGTTTGCAAAGGCTCGCTCGTGCCCGCCGCGTACCGAAACCAGCCCGCGAACGTGCTCATCGCCATGGGTTTAGGCCAGTCCATGGGCCTCTCTCCCGCCGAGTCGCTTTACCGCATCTCGGTCATCAACGGGAACCCGGCTGCGAAAGCCGAGCTTATCGCCGCCAACGTCCGTCGCGCGGGGCACAAGCTGCACATCACGAAGAACGAGAAGGCGATGTTCGCCACCGCCGAGATCACGCGCTGCGACGACCCGGATTTTACGTTCACGGCGACATGGGACATGGCGAAGGCGCAGCAGGCGAAGCTTTCCGACAAGGACAACTGGAAGAAGTACCCCATGGCGATGCTCACCGCGCGCGCCATCACCGAGTGCGCGCGCGACGCATGCTCGGAAGCGCTCTACGGAGTCGTGTACACGGCCGAGGAAATGGGGGCGTCGAGCACAGGGCCTGACGGCGAACCGAAGCCGGTTCAGGTCGAGGCGCAGGTCGAGCAGGTAGACCTCGCGCCCGTCCGCTCGCGCTTCAAGGCCTACAAGCAGGCCACCGGGGCCGACAACGACGCGGCCATGCGTGCCGTATGCGAGGCTGTCGGCGTCTCCGGGATGCACGAGATGGGAAACGAGCAGGTCGAGAAGGCAGCGCGTTTCATGGACGAGGCGATCGAGCAGGCCGACGAGGCGGGTCAGCAGGCGCAGGACGATGCGGCTGCCGACGCCGGGCTTTACGAGCAGGACGTCGCATTCTAGGAGGCACTGAATGTCAATCAACAAGGCTGTCATTAGCGGCAACCTCACGCGCGACTCCGAGCTGCGCAGGCTCGGCAGCGGCTCGTGCGTGCTCAACTTCGGCGTGGCCGTAAACGACCGCGTCAAGAACCAACAGACCGGCGAGTGGGAGGACCGCCCGAACTTCGTGGACTGCGTCATCTTCGGCGCGCGAGCCGAGAAGCTCGCCCAGTACCTCACCAAGGGCGCGAAGGTCGCCGTCGAGGGCAGGCTGCGCTATTCGGCGTGGGAGAAGGATGGGCAGCGCCGAAGCAAGCTTGAGGTCGTCGTCGACGAGCTGGAGTTCCTGACCTCGCGCGACCGCCAGTTTGCGGCCCCGTCGCCAGCCCCGGCGGCGATCCAGTATCCACAGCCGATGCCTCAGCCGGTGAGCGTCTATGACGAAGACATCCCGTTCTAGGAGACCGCTGCCGCAGGTGCGCTGCGAGGACTGCAGGCACATGTGGAAGGCGGCTGGGGTATGCACGAAAAGGCTTCTGTCAAAGGCACCCGGGGTCAAGCGCTCCGGGTGCCTTTACTTCGAGGGGAGGGTCTGCAAGTGACGCGAGACGAGGACTGCGCGGCCGTCGGCGACCCCGACATGCTGCGAGCCGAGCGTGAGGCCGACAGGCTGCGCGGCAAGACCTGCGCCGGTTGCGACTGGTGCTTGGGCGCGGACGAGTCGGGCTTCATGCTCGACAACGTGCCCGACGCGCTGCGCAGGTGCATCGACGGCAAATGCGGCGTCTGCGACGTCGACATCTTCGGCCCGGCGCTGACGATGCTCGACGCCGAGGCCTGCCCCAACTTCACTGAGAGGAAGGACTGACATGGAGGAAAAGACCGGCGTGGCCAGGCTGCGCCAAGCGATCACAAACCAGGCGGCGTGCGGAAGCGGCCAGTTCGAGCTGTCAATCGACAGCGCCGACAAGCTGTGCCGCGAGATTGAGGCCCAGCTCGCGCTGCTCGCGTGGGCGCGTGGCGTGCCCGTGCCCGGGGACGCCGACGGCGAGATCGTGCCGCTCACGACAGAGGTGATGTACGGCGATGACGGCAGGGAGTACAAAGGAAGCTCCTACAGGTCCTTCATCTGGAGCCGCGAGAGAGGCCAGTGGTACTTCGGCATCGCCGAAGGCTCACGTGAAGTCGCCAGTCTCCACCTTCGCCGCCCCGACAGCTGGGAGAAGCTGGAGAAAGACGTCAGCAAAACTGCGGGCGAAGACATCTGCGGCTACTTCGGCATTGTATTGAGCGAGCCGTGCAGCGCAGAATGCCCGGCCAGTGGTGCCCACGACTCATGTGCGGTAACCGCAGTGCGCGACGTGATGCGCCGCGCAAAGGCCCTCGCGGAGCGCGATGCGAAGGAGGCAAGCCGTGGTTAGCGATTCTGAAAAAATGAAAGCGAAGAAGAAGGCGATGATCTCGCAGCCTATGGCCAGCAGGACTGATGCCGAGATCGTCGATGCAAGGGAGAAGGCCTTTGAGGAACTCGAGAGCATGGGCTACGAGGTAGTGAACACGCTGTTCACCGACGAGTGGTACAGCGACGAGGCGATGAGGGAGCGCGGTGTGGTACAGGTCCCGCTCTGCTATCTCGCGAAATCGCTCGAGAACATGAGCCTGTGCCATGCGGCCTACTTCTGCAAAGGCTGGGAGAACGCACGTGGATGCCGCATCGAGCATGATGCCGCCGTCGCGTACGGGCTTGAGGTGCTGTATGAGGATCAGTGATGACGAGCGCCGCGATGTCGCCGAGAACCTGCGAAGCCTGACCTTCGGCCATTTCATCCAATACAAGGAGCAGTTCTTCGACGAGCTTGCCGAGGTGGTGCTCGGCTTCGAGGACTTTCACGACTTCAATACTGTCCTCGACAAGCTTGCCGACCTCATAGACCCGGAAGGGGGAGACGAATGATTGCCGATGAAGAGCGCCGCAACGTGGCGGCGAATATACGAAGCGCAGCCGAGAGACGCAAGTATGACCTACTCGACGACCCCGATTACTCTCCGTTCGCCGCGCTATATGTTGTGTTTTGCGGAGTTCGCGGGTTTCCTCACTACGAAGACCTACTGCATCTCGCCGACCTCATAGACCCGGAGGGGTCCGACCGTGGCTAGCGAGCAGCGCGACACGCGCATCCCGTTCCGTCTCGGGACCGACCAGTACTGCAAGTTCAAGGATATCGACGAGTACGTTCACATTGGCGACTTCGTTGTGGTTAAGGGATACAAGATATTCGGGAAACCCCGCGATTACTGCGGGAAGCTGTCCATGATCGGGTACGACGGCGAGGGGTTCCTCAGATTTGCAAGGCTTCTCTACCCAAACGAAATCGATGGCTACTACGTCTCTTTCGACGGTACTTTCCGCTGTGAGGAGGTGTTCGACTATGATTAGCGATTCTGAGCGCCGCGAGGTGGCGGCAAGGCTACGCAGCAAGAAGCCGGAAGAGTGCACAGCCCCATTCGGCAAGCCTGTTCTCATGCACATTTTCCGTAGCGTATTCCCGAACCAAATGTTTCTCACCAACTGGATTTTGCGGCTCCCTTACCAGCTCGCCGACCTCATAGACCCGGAAGGAGAAGACGATGATTAGCGACAAGGAGCGCCGTGCCGTGGCAGCGCGGATGCGCGAGATTATGCGCGATGACCCGCATGGGTGGCTCGACATCATGGTCGCGAAGGCGATCTTCGACGTAATGGGGGAGGGCGTAGCAATCGGCGAGACCGTCGCCGACCTCATCGACCGCCCGACGTGCAACGACGTTGGTGATGATTGGGAGTTTCACTGCTCCGCGTGCGGGTGCGAGCTGGATATCCGCGACATGGAGGTAGGTGAGCCGACCATGTGGAAAGACGGAGCAGCCCAGGTGCCGAAGTATTGTCCAAGCTGCGGGGCGGAGGTGGTAAACGATGCCTAAGACGACGAAGTTTGCGAGGGCTGTTGACTGCCCGACGTGTGGGGCGACCCCGTCTCACCAGAAGTGGAAGCCGCGCAGGATGGTCGACCTTGACGACTACACCCCCATAGCAGATTGCGACCCCGTTGACGCCGTCCACTGCCGCAAGTGCGACCTCGTTTTCCGCGTCGCTCACTTCGAGCACGACGACACATATGTCACGGATTGGGACGAGATCGAGACGATTCCGCGCTACTGCCCGTGGTGCGGGGCGGAGGTTACTGAGAAGGAGGAAAACGATGGCTAACTGGTACGACAACATTCCCGCGCCCGTGGACGCCAACGGTCGAGAGGTGCCGCTTGACACCAAGGAGTTGGTGTGGGGTGGCGAGACGCGCGAGGTGCTGAACATCGCGTACAGCGTCGATTACGGTCGGTGGTTAGCCTGCCTCGCGGATGGACTCGGGCTGACACGCCTCAGCGCCTGCACCCTGCCCGACAGCTGGGAGAGGTTGGAGGAGGACATTTGGAAAGTCGTGGAAAACGACGTCTGCGGCTATTTCGACAAGTCGGGCAAGTCCTGTGATGGTTGCCCAGCTCATCGCACTCAAGGCAGCTGCCTGCCGGTCGTGCGGCACGACGTGATGCGCCGCGCTAAGGCGCTTGCGGAGAGGGACGCGAATGGTTGCAACGAGGAGAGGGGGCGCATGTGATGATCGAGTTGAGCATCGGGGTCCCGCAGATTGTGATTCTGGTTCTGTACCTAGTGAACATCGCGTTGAGCGCCATCCACCACGGCGAGGAGCAGGAGCCATACAACGTCTGGGTAACCATGCTCGGCATCGCGATCAACTTCGCGATTCTCAAGTGGGGAGGTTTCTTCTCATAGGAAGAGGAAGCCAACAAGACAGACAAGAAGCCGACCATAAAGGAAAACTGATGCTAGACATGAAAAATGCAAGCTGCCGTAAATCTGTTCCTGTAATCGCCACCGTCGCCGCCCTCGCGGTTGCCGTGTCCGTCGCGCTCGCTGGGTGCACGGAAAGCGCCCGCGTCAGCTACAACATCAAGCAGGACGCGGACAACTTCAACGTCGCGCGAAGGCTCACGGTGTTCAACATGCGCTCTGACAAGGTTCTCATGCAGATGACCGGCTGTTTCGCGCTCCACAACGACTCGGACAACGAGCTCGAGGTCGTGTGCGAGTTGCCGGACGGCAGCTACCAAAAGCACCTCGTGTACCTCAACGATTGGACGATGTACACGGTCGAGCAGCTTGACACCTCAGACGTCGACAGGTTCAACTACGAGCTCAACTTCCTCCCGCAGGAGCTGCCCGGCGTGAAGATCACGAGTAAGGACTAGGCAGATGGAGGTGGTCAGCAATGACCGTTAAGTTAGGAACCGTCCAGACCTTCGCCGGCGTGAAGCCGGACAAGGCGCAGGCGCTGAAGGTGCTGGAGGAAGCCGCTGAGGTCTTCGGCGCGTGGCAGCTTCTGGAAGACGCGGACCCATACGCTGATGAAGACACCTTTGGTGCTGTGCCACTGATGATCGAGTGCGCCGACGTGATACAAGCGACGTGTAATTTGCTCGCGGCATACGGAGTTGTGGACTTCACCGCGTACATGGAAGCATGCCGCAAGCGCAACGTGGAGCGGGGGCGGATGTGATGCCTAAGACGCTCACGCTCAGCAGCCCGGTTTTCTCGACCAACAACCTCAACGGAACACGTCATGTCGAGTGGTACCTGCTCGACACACACGGCAATGGCTACTTAATCTCGTGGCTTGAGAAGGCCTACGACACCGGGCGGCCCGAGTGCATGGCGTTCCGCGCCAAGGCCAATGCTCTGGGCAGCTGCACCGTGCTCAGCTGGACGGAGCAGGCCGTCAGCCACGAACCGGACGCGGTGCTCGCGCTTTACGAGGTTCTGCAGCGGCTTGAAGAGCATTTCGACTACCGGTACGTTAATGGCGGGGATATCGCTAGCCTTAAGCCCGGGGAGGTTGTCGCCGATGCCCAGTGAGCAGCACCTGCCCTACCGCTCCACCGCCGACATGGTCGTGCTCGACGGCGACGGCAGCCGGTGGGTGAGGGAGACGAACGGGACATGTCCTAATAATGTCCCGATTAGTCCTAAAAACGGCGCGCCTAGTCCAGTCGCTAGTCGTAAGCCGATCAGGAAGGTCGAGGCCTGGTGCGTCGTTGACTTCGGCGGCGTCTACGGGTGCTCGTGGGTGCAGCCGGTCACCGCCTTCACCGACCATGATAGGGCTCGCGTTTGCAGGTACATCCGCGAGCAGCGGCGCGAGAAGCCGAGGAACGGGGTTCCCCGCCCCATCGACTACATCGGCTCGTGCGTCAAGAGGATAGAGGTGGTAATCGATGAGTGACCACAGGGGCGAGAAAGCCGTGTTCCATTTCGCCGGTCTTCCGGGGCACACGGTCACGGTAGACGCCCAGTGCATCTATGACCAAATCGAGAACGGCCAGCTTGCCACATGGCAGGTCTTTTGGGGCGACGACGGAAAGATCAATCACGTCGTGAACACGAACAACGTTGCGTTCGTGGAGGTGGTCCCCGATGAGTGACGCGCCCGAGACCGTCCGCGACCCCGGCTGGTACACGTCGGGCGCCGTGGAGACCATCGCGAAGATAGAGGCCGTCATCGACGGGCTGCCTGCGCGCGAGGCCTTCCTGCTCGGGCAGGTCATCCGCTACGCCGACCGGGCCGGGGAAAAGGACGACCCGGCCATCGACCTGGGCAAGGCGAACAACTACGCACACAGACTGGTTTTCAAGCATTGGAGGCTTCATGGCTTACGAAGAAGAGCCACCGAGCGCGCTGGAGCTATTTGCGATTCCGTTTCTGGCGCTCTTGGTCGCGCTCGCGCTCGTGCTCTACGCGCCCTTCTGGGCGATAGACGAGCTACGCGAGAAGTGGAGGAACAGGAAATGAGCGAGATAACAAACGGCTACGAGGTCGTCGCATCGGCCGATGTGATGGTGAGCAAGGTTACGCGGGCATCCGCCTACGCGGACGCGCCTTACATTATCCTCGACGCGACCTTAAATGTCGATGGCGACGACGCCAGTGGGAGGTTCTCCCTCGGCAAGAACCTCCCTGACCTGTCCATCACCGAGCCGTTGACGCTCATTCTCGTCCGGCGCGCCCCGGCAAGCGACGGTGCCTAGGCGCGGCATACGGTGGTGTAAGCTCGACCTTGACATGCTCCATGACCCCAAGGTCCAGCTCGTCGTCGACGAGTGCGGCGCGGAGGGGGTCGCCGTCTGGGTTTCCGCCGTGCTTAACATGTACTCCGCGATCAACGACGGATACACTTTCATACCCGTCGACTCGCTCGTGAGACGCGTCGCTTGCGACCTGAATTTAGGCAAAATTCGGGCAAAAAAGCTCCTAAAAGTCTGCGAAAAAGTAGGTCTTTTTGACCACGAAATGTGGGCCGAAAACAAGGCCTCAAACGAGCGGGTAACCGAGTTCTACGAAGCCTACCAGCGCAAATGCAAAAGCGCCGAGAAGGCTAGGGCCGCGAGGTCACGTTCTGACTTCAGACCTGAAAACAAGGGGTAGATATTAGATATAAGATAATAAGATAAGAACCCTCTCCCTTACTTGTGAGTAGGAGAGGCGCTGCCCCAAAATCCAAACCACATCAAAAATCGAATCGAGGAACCGCATGGGCAAATCGTCCCGCTGCTCGCTGCTCGCCGCCGTCTGGTTCTGCGCCCTCGCGCTCACGCTGATTCTCTCCGAGATCGACCCCGGCTGCTCGCCGCTCTGCATCGTGCCGGGCTTCGGGCTCGGCGTGAACGCGGCCGGGTACGTCGTCGCCGAGGTCGAGGACGCGAGGAGAAGGCCGTGAGCCGCGCGGGCTTCGCCGCGCACTGGGTGCCCGACGCCGCCGCCGTGCGATACGCGATGCGGCGCGCCGGGTACCTCCTCGGCGCCGAGCTCGCCTCGGCCTGCGGGCTGGACAGGTCGGTCGTCAACGCCGTCCTGCGCGGCGAGAAGCCGCACGTCTCGGCGTCGACGATGTGCGACCTCGCGGCGGCGCTCGGCTGCGACGTCATGGACCTGATGAAACCGAACGGAACAAGCGCGTTTCAAGGCCTTGGGAATCCCAGGGAGGGTACTCGCTAGGGGCCGGGCATTCTCGGCCCTCTGGCGAAGGCTGAGACGCTTTAAAACGCGAATACACGCAAGGAGGAAAACGCAATGATCATCAACCTCGGGAGCCACCGCCTCAGGCGCTACGACTCCCGCAACTGGGTGCTGGAGGAGTGGCGAGGGCCGAAGCCCAGCCCGCGCACAAAGAGCAACGAGGCCAAGTGGCGAAGCTGCGACCGCTACTTCCAGAGCATCGGCGCCGCCGTGCTCTGGATAGCCGAGCACAAGCTGCTCGACGAGGACGCCGAGGTCGACCTCATGGGCGCGCTGCGGGAGTACCGCGCCATCGTCGACGAGATAGGGGCGTCGTTCAACGTCGAGGAGGCCTGCAAGTGACGTCGTGCGAGATGTACGTCGTGAGAGCCGGGCGCACGTCGCCCGCGCTCATGTGCGGGAACTGCGGCGAGGAGCACCCGGCGTCTCCCGTGCCGGAGAGGTGCCGCCGCTGCGTGGCCATGGTCGAGTCCGTCGTCGACGAGGGCGACGGTGAGGAGGACGACGATGTTTCAGGACACTAGCCAGTGGAGCAGGTACAGCATCGACAAGCGCGGCGACAGGTTCGTCGTCGAGTACGTCGCGCACGCCGAGTGCGAGCTCCCGAAGGTCTGCCGTACCGACGACCTGGAGAGCGTGCAGGCCGTATTGACCAACGCCATCAGAACGATGGTCACGGAGGACTTCCGTTGAGCGGGGCCGGGGGAGCGCGCGAGTACCTGTGCGCGGCGCGCGACGCCGCCGCGCTCATAGTCGATTACGAAAGGCGCGTGAGCCGCGCGCGCGACAAGTGCGGCCTGCGCGCGAGGAACCTGGAGTCGTCCAGCCACGGGGCCGTGCTCGACGCCATGCGCCACGTCGACGAACTGGTCGACATGGAGGAGGCCGCGCCCCGCGAGCTGCGCGACGCCGTCGCCGAGGTGGCCGACGCCGCCCGCGTGCTCTTCGGCGTAGCCCGCGCAGGCTCGCCCGCATGGGCGCGCGTGCTGCGCGACCGCTACCTGCTGCTGAGGCCGTGGGGAGAGGTCGCCAAGATGAACGGGATGGCGACTTCCGCCGAGGCCGAGCAGGTCGCGGACGTCGCCGTGGACTGGCTCGACTCGCTCGGAGTGGCCCGGGCGAGGGAGATATGGGGAGAGTTTTCGAGGGAGGTATGGGAAGAGCTTTGACGAAGAGGATGAAAGGTCGCGGCGACCGCTATTTCGTGCGCGACCGCAGCCGGGGCGAGCTGCGGGACCCCGGGGACGAGATCAGGCAGCAGGTGCTCGACCGCCTCATGTCCGTCGACCGCTGGGACGCGCGCAAGGACGTCGCCCCCGCCGCGCAGGTGGTCGACGCGGTCGACCCGTGGTGGCGGCTCAACCAGGACTCGACGCTCGCGCAGGTGCTCGCCGACCTCATCGCCCCGAGGCCGCCGGAGCCGGAAATCAACCGCCTGCGGCTGGAGCTGCGCGAATCTCGCGCAGAGGTCGCCCGGCTCAGGGCCGAGCTCAAATCAGCCGTGGGCAAATCGTAAATCGCAAATCGTAAATCGCCCGCAAATCGTAAATCGCAAATCGCCGCGAGAACGCGAATGTAAATCGTCGGCGCAAATCGCGCGGCAAATCGCGGGCGTAAATCGCCTGGCAAATCGTAAATCGCAAATCGCGCCGGGAAGGGCGCGCCGCCTGCGGGCAAGGGGCCTGCAAGCGACGCGCCCTTTTTTCGTAGGCGCAGCTCGCGCGCCCCGTTACTCCTATACAATCCACGAGGAACGGACGTTCGTCGAAGGAAGGCGGAACCTTGGCGGAAAGCAACAGAACGCGCTCGCGCCTCGCGGAGTTCTGCGCGGGCGAGGGTATCACGCAGACGAGGCTCGTACATGTCTGCGCCGATCGCATCGGGCTCGCGGAGACCACGGTCAAGCGGCTGTGGCGCAGCGGCAATGGTAACCTGTACACGTTTCGCGCCGTGAGGCGCGCGCTGTCGGCCGAGCTCGGGCGTGCGGTGACGCTCGACGACATCTGCGAGGGGTGAGCGCATGGGCAAGGTTAAGGTCGGGCGCGGATGGGACGGCGCCGAGGCGCTGAGCGACGCCGAGCTTGGCGAGCGGGTCGGCGGGCTTTACCGCCCCGAGGTCAAGGACGCGCTCATCAGCGACTTCGTGAGGGACGCCGCCGCGAAGGGCGCGAACCTGCTGGAGCTGACGATAGCGGCGAAGGCCGTCGCTGTCGCCGCCCGCGCGCGCATGGAGGCAAAGGCGCGCGAGGCGCAGGGACGCGCGTAGGCGCACGTTTTGCACGCGAGCGCCCGCGTTTTGTTCGCGCGCACGCGCACGCGCGCGCGTTAGACCATCCCTACGCGTGATTATGCCGGGTTGCCGCCGGGGCCGCCCCGATAAGAGGGGCTTTCGCGGGGCCGGGTTGGCCGCTGGTAACAACGCGGTTTGCCGTGGTTAACCTGCAAAAAGTACCCCCTCTTGGCGAGGCGGGCTGCGATCCAGCTAGGCAGCATATGCACGCGCGAAGCGACGCGCTGCGGCACCTGTGGAGCGGTACGGCGCTATTAGAGGGCCGATTGCGATAAAGTCCTACACCGGTAGCGGGCGGCGCGAAATAGGGGCTTAAAACGGCTCTGAGCGCCTTACGCGTCGCGGCGACTCGCGGCGGCGATCCAGGCGGCGCGCCTGGACACGGGAAAGCCCCGGGGGCCGATGCCCTCGGGGCTTTGTTGCTCTGCGATCTGTCTAGCGCTCTCGGTAGCGCTCGCGGTAGCGCTCCAGGCGGCGGCGCTGCGCCTGCTCCAAGCGGCTATCGCCGGTGCGCCTGCGCTCCCGGCGGTCGGGGATGTCGTCGATCCAGCGGACGACGAGCGCGACGGCGGCGACGATCCCCACGACGACGAGCGCCAGAAGCTCGCCGGCGCCTACGAGCGCGCCGGCGAAGATGTAAGCCCCCACGGGCTAGACCTCCTCGGCGTCGTCCCAGAACTGAGCGCGGGCCGCCTCGGCGATCTCGTCGAGGTCCTGCAGGTCGTCGAAGGCGTCGCGGATGCCGTCGACGTCGTAGACTCCTCTGCCGGTGTCGTGGTAGGTGCCGTGTGCCATGGTGTGCTCTCCTTTACGTGTGTATAGCTGGTGTGTGTGATGGTAGCGCGCCTAGGCGGCCCAGTCCACGGGGCGGCGGCCGAGGCGCTCATAGCCGGACCTGAGCGGCGCGGGTCCGGGTAGCGGCGCCGCCTCCCATGGCTCGGGCTGGAGGTACGGGAGGCGCAGAAGGTCGGCGATGGCCTCGGCGCCGTCCTCCCAGGTGACGAGCGCGCGGCCCTCCGGCGATCCCTCGCGGACCTCGATGACACGGCCCTCGACGACGTGCACGGC